AGATTCGTTAGAATAGTGCCATCTGTTTGCGCTGTAGTCCAAGTAAAAGATCGATACCAACCCCATCTTCGCTTGAGAAAATCAATTGACATTTCATCTTGATCGATGGAAGCAAAATTAGAGAGCTTCGAAACACTATTCGAAATACTCAAAGATAAAGGTTGTGATGGAGGCTTAGAGTCAAAATTACACATGTTAAAATTTGAAGCTGTAATAGCTCGCATAGGGGGTTCTATTAATATAGGATTTGAATAGCCCCATAAATACGCTGCATTTGATAACGCATCAGCAATCCACCCTACTGGAGTAGCAATGGTTGACAATAAAGGAATACCCGATAAAGCAGATCCTGCTTTACCAATAACTCCCAAAGCAGTAGAAATAGGTCTATTAGACAACATTTCAGAGGTATGAATATCACGTTTCTTAACTCGTGAAATTGTACCTCCTGCTTGTGGAACTGCATCTAGCTCCATATTTCCTTGAGGAATGACACTTCCGTATAAGTTAACATCCTCATAATGCACGTACATTGTAATCGGAACAGAATTAGATCCTGTTAAGAAATTCAATGCTGCGTACAAATAAAGAACAAAAGCACCAGGACTTCCTGTAGATGTTGCTCCAAGAGTTTGCATTTGATATGCAGACATCCAAGGAATTCTGAGAGTTACTGATGAATCAGTAGCAAAATCAGCTTTAACATGAAGAAGTTGAGAGTATTGATTTTTAGTAGTCAAGTTAATATTATTTCTAATACCAGCTTGAACAGCTGTGGCTCCGCCGGAGGGTCGGAATCCAAGTAAAAGAGTTCCCGCTTGAGAGCGAGTAGCATTAATCTTTAAAGTTACAACAGTAGTGTAATTTAAAGCATAAATACCCTTTAGTTTATCAGCATACATGGGAGAAAATAGGGCTGAATCCATTCCAATAGCTGTTACTAATCCCAAAGTTGTTACAGCAGTAATATCTCCGTCAAAAGCTAGGGATGGCCTAGCTAAAAAATCTGCAATAGTAGAAGATGGAGTTTTAGGAAAATAATTCATCAATATTGAACTAGAAGCGGGTGCAGCCGTTTTTGATTCCTTAGCATCGACAAAAGTTGTAGTTTTGAGTGCCTCGGAGTCATCAATAGTAATAGTTTCAGTGACACCAGCGGTATCATTAGAAGATTGAGCATAAGTAGTTGAGGAAAATTTTCTGAAGAAGTATTTGTTAAGTACTGAGTCCCTTCGTTTTCCGTATTTTTGGTCTCTTAGTTTTTGCAAGAATTTAACAGCAGAGAGTGACTGTAATTCAGGATCAGGTTTTTCGTTAAATTGTAATTGCATTGTTTTCATATTATTTGGGTTTATGAGTCTTTCCTCATTCGTCACACGTCTATCCGCAAGTCTATAATAATTTAAGGGTATATATATATGTACAGGAATAAATAAGGTTTGGATAACAAAGAATTCTTCAAAGGAAGAATTCTAAGTTACGTACTAAATCATACAAAGTATAGAAATCAGTACACTTAGGGTAATAATTAAGATGTTCATCCGAAGCATCTATTATTACCGGAGCCCATTTGTCAAAGACACACTTACCATGTAAGGCAAGCTCACGCAACGCAGTATCAACTGAGTCACATGTTATTTGATGTGCCATAAAACCTTTCTTTGTCCACTGAGGAACATATAAAACAACCTCTAAATTAAGTGGTGCAACAAAGATCATCTCAAGATCATTAAATATAAAACTTCTCTTTAGAAAAGTTATATTTTGTATTTTTCGATGGTTTGTTGCGAAAGAGTCTTTAGTATCACTTGTATAAGTAAGACCAAGCTCTGCCATATACACTTGAATAGTGTATTCGTTGAAAACTTCTCTAACAACAGCTGAAACAGCTCCATTAGAGTCATCTCCATAAACAATAAAGTACACATATTTATCAAATTCTGCTAAGGCAGAGAAGCAATTGTCATTTGCTCTCCACCAACAATATCTAATAGCAAATAAATTGTACAAAGAGTTTATATATACCGTTAATGGATGACCGGAAGGTAAAGACATTTCCCATTC